CAATCAATGGTGAGTTAACAATTTGTTTAGCCCACTCAATCATTACAACTCCTGGATCAACTGGTGTAGGAGCAATTGCACCTGCAGCACAACATCCTGTGTAAGCAGAAACAGTTAAGTAAGCATTGTGATTTAAGAATCTTAATGCAGGAGAACCTTTAACATCCAAACGAAGGTTGTAAGTTTCACCACACAAGAAAGTCTCACCACAGTTAGTACCAGGGTTTACGTTGTTAGTGAATGTAAAAGTTGGATTTACAAATACACCTGAACCAGCATAACCAATGATGTAAGCAAGACCAGCAACACCAGAAGCAGATGCCGTAGCATTGTTACTGATTGTATAAGTACCTAATCCTGCAGGAGTAACAGCATTGATTGCTTCAATGATAGTTCCATTAGGAACACCTGTCATACCATAAATTTGTTGACCAACTTGTGGAGCAATTGTGTTAGCAGTAAGTGCTGTAATTTCAATGATATTACTTCCGTTTACAGTTGTAGCAGTAAATCCAGCATAACCAGGATTAAATGCAGTTGTACCTGTAGTTGGGAAACCAGTACCAGCCTCTGTAATAGTAATTGATGTTACAACATTTCCAGATACTACGATTGTAGCTTCAACTTGAGAAGGAGTAGCTGCAAGTGGGTTAACCATCAATGGAACATCTGTATAAGTACCATTCAATAAGAATGCACCAGCATTTGTGATTGCAGGAGTTGTGTTAGAAGCATCATCAGTAAAAGGTGTAACACCTACGTGGATGATGTTATTCTGTGGAGCACAAGCTTCAGCAAAATAGAAACGGCTAACATACTTAGGATTGATTTCCTTAGATTTGTTAGTTTCTTTATAGCCACCGTGGAATGGACCAATTTTATCATTCTGATAAATTGAACCACCAGCTAATACTAATGGACAACATTTGTTAGATGTTCCGGCTGTTGGTTGAACAGTCCAAGATTTAGCATCAACAAAGCAGTATTGTCCTGATGTAGGAATGTTACCTGGAGTACCAAGCATCCCACCGGCTAAACCAGTAAAGCCTGTGGCATTACCGATAAAAACCTTTTTAAAGGCATGATTAAAATAACTCATTTGTTTTTGTTTTAATTAATAAATATATACTATAATATAGTGAAAGTTTTTGAAACTTCCAAACTTATTTTAAGAAAAGCAATTTGTACTTTGTGGAGTTAATTGCATCCTTAACTAGGTCCAGGTTATTTACAATCTCAGAGTATGGCATCATACCCTGCAGCTTGTTAATTGAATTATACAAATCTCTAAGATAAGCAACAGCATCTGCTACAGTATCTAGAGTTCTGATAGGCATATCAGTATAACTTAAAAGTTTCTCTGTTACACCTTGGTAGCCTTCTACTAATGTATCAGCATGACCATGAAGACCATCATAAAAATCTCCAAGAGCTTTGTGTGCGGCATAAGAACCATCACCCTTAACTTTTAAGTGAAGTCTATGAAAGCTGATAGCAGCATTCATCATCTCTGTTGAACATGCTGCAGTCATAGTATCTAATGAACTACCACCCACACCAGTACTTGGAGTAGGTTGTGGTTTAGCAGGTTCTTCTTTAGGTTGCGTAACAACAGGTTGTGGTCTGCTAATAGTTTTTGCAGGCTCAGGATTTCTTTTTAAAAGTCTTTGTTTTGTTTCCATGATTAGTTGTTGCGCTCAGCACTTTCAGAATTTCTAGAGAATTGGTTTCCTGACTCAATATCTCCAGCAAGTATAGAAACTGCCTCATCAATTATTAATTCAATTATATCATCTTTAAACTCAGATTCAACATTAACTGCTGAGGCTACTCCTGTATAAGGATCTACACAGCCCTGAATTTGAATTTTTCTAGGTTGTCTATAATAGACTAAGTCAGCCATGGTAATATCAAACTCTTCATTTGTATATACATGTACTGTGTTATTGATAAGAGTAGCAAATGTTTCTGCCCACTCAAAACTTGGTTGTTTAGATTTATCTCTTAAGAGTTGATTAAGGTTACCCTCCTCTGCTAAGTATACAGTCATGCGTCTTTTATCACAGCATCCTTTCTTAGCATATACATCAACTCTTTTCCACTGCAGATAATCTACAGGAAGAGGAGCTCTATAGTAATAAGCCTTATCTGCTAAAGTCAAATCTGAAGTATTTAGTAATACTTGTAGATCATCTTTTCTTCTAGTAGATTGCTCATCACCTTCTTTGGTAAGATTAATACCATGCAATTGTCTGCGGCTCCATTCTACTTGAGCCTTATTGAAAGACTCAACCACTTGCCAACATTCAATGTTGTCATAGTCCTGGCTGTCCAATTTGTTCAGCCTTTGTTTCATCTTAATTACAATTGCACTGTTTAACATCTTATCTGTTTTTAGCTATCTTCTTAAGTGTGCGTGCTAATGCAGCTCTCTTAGGAGTACATGTAGGTTTGCTCATTGGTGTACAATAACCTTTGTGAGCAGGATTGATTGCTTTTTGAATCCATTTCTTATCACCTGTAGCACCGCCTTTTTTATATTCACGGTTGCTCTTAATGATCTGGTCTAGTGAGTTATTGTCATAGCCCATGATTACTTCTTTTTGCGCATTGCTTGTTTTTGCTGTTTAGCCAAAACCTTTTCTTTTTTCTTTTGGGTCATAGGTTGGTTTTGCTTTCTTGCTGCCAATGCAGTTGCTAAGCCACCTCCAACAAATAATGCAGCATTTTCCAATGTTCTAGTTGGATTAGGATTATTAGGAGTAGCTGGACCACCTAGTTGTTTTTTAACTAAACCACCTTTTTTGGCCATCATAGGTTTTTTACTAGGCTGTGTGTATTTAGTTTTTGGAACTGGTCTTGAATTAACTGTCATGTTTCTTGGAGTTGTTCCTCCATTTTGCATTTTGGCACCTGCAATTCTATCAGCTGCTGTAGGCTTAGGGTTTTTATCAACACCGGCTTTTACTGAAAGCATTCCAAAACTAGAACCACCTTTAGCCATTTTTTTAGTAGCTCCACCTTTTTTCATTCCGGGTTTAATCATTTGCCCTTTAGTAGTGTTACTATACATTCCATCTGCGCTACCACTTCCTGTTGTTGGTTTAAAAACCTGACCTGCAGTAGTATTAGTTCCCATTCTATCAGTAGCAGATGAAGAACCACCGGCTTGATATTTCTTTTTAACCATACCACCTTTTTTCATATACTCAGGACCTGTTTGACCAGCTCCTGTGAAAAAAGGAATTCCAGCTGCAAAAGGTTTTTTAGCTGGTCCTAAGACTTTAGTTGGCATTCCACCTTTTTTCATTTTGGGTGTTGTGCTTCCACCACACTTCATACATTTCTTTGCCATGATATATAATTTTTTAACAATTCCATTTTTTGAGTGAAAGAGCCTTTCTAGTAGGTCTTCCCTTTTCATCCTTCATAGGACCTTTTACACCAGACATTCTAGCACAAAATGATTTTCTCCTTTTAGCAGCTTTGCTATCAGGGTCAAGTTTTGATGGTTTTGTAGTAACAGCCATTTTAAGTTTGCTTCCTGGATTCTCTCTCCTGTAAGAAGCAACACCTTTGGCATTCAATCCTCCAGTAGGATTCTTACCTTCTTTTCTAGTCCAAGCTGCAGTCTTTGCCATGGTTACGCTTTTTTAACTCTTCTACCCATTCCTACTTTAGACTTCTCAGCTTTTTTAGCAGCAAGTTTAGAAGGAGTCAATTCATACTTTGTTTTAGGTGTATCCTTAGATACTTTCCTTGTTGGCCGGCAGTATTCATTTTTACCACCGGCACCACAAGGTTTACCAGATTTTGTATCTTGCCATTTTTCTGCTTGCCATCTTTTCAAGTCTGATCCTGCTTTTGTTTTTCTAACAGTCCCAGAACCTTTTCTACATTTAGCAATAGCTTGAGAAGCCCTTGCTGAAGGAAACACAGCATACTGTGCTTTTACTTTACTATAGCAAGCATCCTTTGGCATAACTATTATTTTCTAGGACTAGCTGCACGAGGAGCTTTGCTAATACCACCTGATCTTCCTGTTGCTCTTTTAGCAGCAGATTTAGGCTCAGCAGATTTAGCAGGTCTACCACCAGCAACTTTAGAAGCTTGCACAGAAGCATTAGGATTTACCATACCACCTGTTTTGTATCTTACAGGACTATTTGTATTAGTTCTGTTTTTAACACTATCCTTCGCATATGGTGGAGTTTTGGTCATTCCAGTTTTAGGACCAACTGGTGTTTTACCCATTCCCGGATTTGTAGGTGCTTTAGAAGCAGGTGTAGTATTATTTGTTGTTGAAGTAGAAGTTGATGTTGAAACTGATTTTGGAGTCTTAGCTCTTGAAGTACCAGCAGCAACTGCTACACGTTGAGCTCTGTTATCTCTTTTTTGAGCAACAGTACCTTCTCCTTCAATATTAGCAACAGCAGCTCTTGTATTAGCTCTACCTACTTTTTTAGCTTGTCTTCTTTCAAAACCGGTCATTCCACCATCTTGATATTTTTTAACAGAGCCACCTTTTTTTGCAGCTTGAGTAACTGTACCGCTATAATCTGATTTCTTTGAACCTCTAATAAGGTCCATTGTAGATTTTGGAGAACTTGCTTTTTTAACAGGTGTTTGTCTAGCAGGTGCACTACTTGGACTAACAGTTACCTTTGGAGCATTTTGAACTGGTCTATTACCAGGTCCTGTTTTTGTAGCAGGTTTCATTGTTCCTCGCATAGGACCACCCTCTTGATATTTTTTCATTTTATTTTAGTTTAAGAATTCCAATACTTTTCACAAGCTTGGTTTAAGTCCTTAAGAACATCTTCATTAAGTGGGTTCTTCAAGTACTCTAATACATCTGACACATTTCTTCCAAGCATTGAACCTGACTTAGTGTGGTAGATGAAACCATCAGCCTTATTAATAATATACTTAAAAAATACGGAATCTCTAACAATTGATTTAATTTTTAGTGTTTCCATATCCATACTTGCTGCTTCAATTAATGATCTAGCAGCACGCTCTAAGTTTGTTTCTCCACCCATACCGTTAATGTAGTTATCCATGTTCTCATAGATAATGTCATTTGGTGTGGACTTCTTATACTGTGTACTGTTGATATCTACAACTTTTGCAATGTAGAATAACTTAGTACTATTTTTGTCAAATAATTTCTGAAGCTCAGCCAATGCCTTGTTACGCATTTTCTTGTATTCAGTTCTTGCCATTACAGTTTCTTCTGTCTTATCTAAATAAAACTTAGGAGCTACCGGTCTTGATCTTGCGTCATCATAACTTTTAGCTACCAAAGAGAAACCTCCTGCTTCAATACCATGTAGCTTGATTCTATCATAAGGATCTTTTGGATCCAAGAATAGTGGCTCATTACCACATGCAATACTGATTCTATTCCAGAACTCACTGTTATCTGGTTTAAGCAACTTTACTTTGTTCCAGAACTGTTCATCCTCTACATCAATTACATTTGCAGCTAGTTCTTTTTCTAACTCACATACTGCAGCTCTAATTTCTTTAATTCTTGCAGCCTTATCTTGTTCATTAAGAAGTCTGATATCTGGTGCAAATTCATTTAGACCAGTTAGATATCTAACTACTCCGTTGTTTTCTAAGCAAGCTAGTTGCTCATGATGAGTTACCCCATCAAATAAAGACATACCATAATCTTCTAAACCCATGTTAGAAGCTGATGCATCAAAGAAAGGTCTTACAGCTATAGGTGTTTTTTTAACTGTTCCTTTCCCGGTTTCTACCATTGTGAAATTTTCCATGCTTTGTTGGTTTTATTTTTGTTGGTTAAATTTAATAAAAAAGGGAGGAGTTTCCCCCTCCCTTTCTGTATCTATGATTAGAATGATCCGCCAGTGATTGGGTTTCTCATAACAATTTTCAACACTTTAGTAGGGTCTTTAACCCAGATTGCTGGCATTGTTTGAGACATCATCACACGGTAACCATTGAATTGTCCAGAAGACTGGAACCCTTGGCTACGGCCCATGTAGTCCATAGTACCATTTTGATACCACCATTTCAATTGATTATCCCAAGACAATTTCAACAAGAAGATGTTGTCATTAGTATTGTCAGTGATATCAAAGATAATGAATGAGTAAGAAGATAATGGGAAACCATCAATGATTGGGTTCTCAATATCATTTGTATGAACATTGTCAAATGCTGGGTTCAACACAAACTTAACGTTAGCCAAGAATGGGATAACATAAGAAGTGTAAGCAAAACCAAAGTTCAAGTCCATACCTTTACCAGTGATTGCACCGATGTCAGCAGCTTGGATAAGAAGACCAGAAGATACTGCTTCTTTCTTGATAGCTTCATTTACCATGCGCATACCACCCATACCAGTTTGTACAACTAGGCTGCGTTTTGGATCTGGACCTTGGAATTCAACTTTACCATTGAAGAAGTTGTAGATCTCAGAACGGAACAAGTCAAGTGTGAAGTTATTCTTGTTGTAGATTCTTTTGAAAGAGTTATCCAACTGTTTCCAAAGACCCACTGACAATCTAAGATCATCTGGACCATCCTGACGTACTCTACCACCTTGACCCCACATGAGGTAAGTTTCAATGTCAGTTGCAATTTTAGACAAGTGAGCAGCTTCCATAGTGGTCAAGAAAGTTCTTGATAAGTCACCATTGTCAAATGCTTTTTTCACTTTGTCTTTACCCATAACTTTTACCATGTCTTCCAAAGAAGTGATAGATGGGTCATTGTTTGCACCAAAGTTTCTCCAGATCTCAGTTACAGGAACTGTACCATCTGCATTCATACCACCCTTGATCATCAAGTCAGCACGGCTAGAGATAGAATAGTGAACGTGAGCTTCAGCACCACCTACGAAGTTGTAGAATTCACGGAAACCAGTTCTTGTAGTAATGTCAGAGAATCTCTCACCATACTCACCGCGGGCAGAACCTTTACGGAATACTTTGGTACCATTAGCCAAGTACTTGTTATCCAAGTATTTGAAGTTGTCATTGTTCACCAACTGTACAGTATAGATATAACCATCACCAATAGGAAGAATATCTTCAGAAGTAATGTACATCTCAACACCGTTGTATTTGTCATAAGTGATGATATCACCATGGCCAAATTCTCTACGGCTCAACTTGATACGGAAAGTAGAACCTTCAATACCTTTGAATGAGTTATCTGGTTCAATGTCTTCAATTACATATGGAAGATCTGTAGAAACAGGAGTCTGCCATTTGTACTCTCCACGAGCATTATCTACCATGATAACATTTTTGCCACCAAATGAAGACATTTGATAAAGCGGCATTTCAACTTTCTGAGCCATAGCCCATAAGTCAACTGGGCCTAAGTCCATAGGCTCAGCATCTTTCAGCATGTTAACCAAGTGGTATGAATCCACATGGGAACTTGCGTTGTAAGCGGTATCTCTGAGGAATATACCATTGTTTAAAACTGGAGTTGCCATTATTTATTTGTTTTTGTTTGTTACTATTTAAAAAGATCTCTTAAACATGTTGTTAGGTCTAGAGATAGTTCTTTGTTGTTTAGCCGGAGCTCTTCTTTCATCTGTTTCTTGTACAGTAGAGGAAGAAATTTTTCTAGCCTCTTCTGTTTTTAATTGTCTTACTGTTTTCTCAACAGCTGCTTTACCACCTTGGTCTCTTACTTTTCCTTTGTATCCTTCTGGATCAGACAGTAACCATAATGCTTCTGCAATTAAGTCATGTCTTGGTTCTACAAACTGATACTTCTCAAGTAAGTGTCCAAGCAAGTTTGTTTGCTTTCCAGAGATTGATGGGTAATTAGGTTGTACCAATCCTGAGTAAAGCATGCTTTGCATTTTTTTATCAAGCTTAACACCACCTAACTCACCACCTAGTAGTGTATTGTATACACTGTCTGTGTAAGCTTTAGCTTGTTTGCTTTGTTGTTCTTTCTTATGTTCCTGCTCAGCTAGTTGTCTTGCAACAATCTCTTCTTGCATTCTATCTAACTTTGGTTTGAACTGATTAGCTTTTTGTTCCAATCTATCCATATCCTTCCAGTCTTCAATCTCACTTTCAATTTCTTCCGGTGTACCGAATCCTGTAGCATAAAGATATTGTCTTGCAATCTCAGCTTGATCATACTCATCAGTAGGATCTAGATCTCTCATTTCTTCTACATGAGCAAGAGTTCTAAATAATCCTTTTAAGTCTTGACCACCATCAGCAACATACTTGGCTGCAATCTGAAGTTCTTCTGGGAGAGCTTTAAAGAATTCTTTTGGAGTGTTTTCTTTAATCTTGTTTTCTCTCTCTTGGAAGTTAGCTTCAAACAACTCTCTAAAATCTTTTGTGGTGTATTCCTCTAAGGGTTTTTCATCATCAAAAGGAATTAAAGAACCTTCCTCAATCATTTTCAGTGCTAACTCAGCAAGACCAGATTTATCAACCTTTGGTCTTCCTTTGTTACCAGCATCCTCTTCTTGAGAAATTAAGCCATCTAATTCTGCAATAGTTTCTTCAACTTCTGCTTTCTTCTCTGCAGCTTCTTCTCTTTCTTTAGGAGTAGTTGCAGTAATTTCAAGGAACGAAGTGTCTACATTCTCTTTGGAAAATACAGACTTTGTTTTGTCAGCTGGTTCTCCATCAGATGGTAACATAATGTTATCAGCTCCAGGAGATCCAAACAACTCATCAATATTCACATCTGCCTCTACTACCGTTGTAGTATCCAGCACCTCATCATTGAGGTTTTTTGTTTCTTCACTCATGTTGTTGGTTTTTGATTATACTTTAATATACTAAATAAACTTGAGAAATTTAAAAGGTGTTGTGTATTTTTTTGCACTATATAGCTAACCTATTTCTTTTTTGTTTCATTTTTCTTTTGGTCATACTTGTTTTTGTTCTCTTTAGCTATTTGAAGTTGCTTATCAGCTATCTCTCTTTGTACTTGTAGCTTCTGTCTTTCAATGTCCAACTTCTGAGTATTTCTCATGTTCTCATTGCTTTGCTTCTGTCTTTGCAATTGGGTCTGCTCTTGATACTGCTCAGTCTGACGCAAGTCTTTCATATAGTCTTGGTAGTCAGATTGTTTGTTCTCATCAATATCTTTCATAGCACCAAATCCGGCAGATCTAATTTCAGCAACCACAATGTTATTCTCAAGTAATCTAGCTTGTTTATCAGCTTCAGCTTGAATCTCCATTTGTTTTTGTTTCTCTTGAGATGCAAGTTGTTCTTGTTGCATTTGTTGTGCAGACTGTTGCTCTTGTTGTTTTTGCTGATTAACTTTCTCTTCAGATGCTTTGAGAGCAGTGTTGAGTTCAGATATTGAATCTGACTGAACAACTTTACCAAGATCATAAATAGAAGCTCCAGTAGTATTATTCTGTAAAGCCATTGATTTCAATTGCTCAAGAATAGCTCTGTGGTTTGCAGTAGTGCTACAGAAAATATTAAGATCTCTGAGTAGCAAGTCTGTTCCATTTATCTGAAAGTTAACTTTCTCATCAGCTGATGTCATATAACTCAACCTTGCAGAAGGTTTGGTTGCATGATAATACTGAGCCAAGTCTGTGCGCATTTGATGCACCCTAGGCATTAGATAATCACAGTGCTGGATAAAGAATACCTCTGTCTGTGCGTAAGAGGCTGCAGCGGCTTGTTCTACACCTGTAGCGGTCATCTGAGATAACTGTTGTCCCATTCTTTGTGGATTCACACCAATTACTTCATATGCTTGTTGCTTAAAGTGATTAGCTAGATTTACTCTGGACATTAATCTTTCTGTCTGAGATAGATCTAGTTTTTGGAAATGTTGGAAGTTAAGAGCATTCTCTGTATTGGTAATACTAGTATCAAGAGGAAGCATCTGGAAGTTCTTCATTGCTACATATGCTTTAGCCAAGTTACCTTTCCCCCAGTCTTCACCAAGTGAATGTCTAGGCAAAGTATTCTGATCAAGTAGGATAATAGTACCTAACTCATCTACCAAGATGTCAGCAATCTGATTGTTTACAATGTTGTATCCAATCTGGTATGGTTTCATTAAGTCAATGAGTGCAGTAGACTTGGTATTTCTATCTGAAAACACAGCTCCTTCTACAGGAAGTTTACATCCATATAAAGAGTTGTCACCTTTAAATTGGAATCTTAATGGAGCAATGTGATTCTTATCTATACCAATGTAGATAGGAGAGAATCCGCCAGGGTTATTCATACCCCAGAATGAAGGAATGTTTGGTCCAACTTTTACACCACCCCATACCTCATTGATCCAGATCCAGTCAATGTGCTCACCATATACTAAGTTGTCTTTTGTTTTATTCTTAAACAATCTAGTATCATAGATAGGTTTATCTTCTACTTTGTAATCTTCAGTAACAACCTCATTGATGATCTCTCCATTATCAGCTACTTTGGTTAAGTGACCAACTTTACGCTGAGACTTCCAGTAACCAGTTGTTACTCTTAACAAATATGCAGTACCTTGGTCTGAGTAGTCTTCACCTTCTGATAAGATGTTTGCAATAATGTCCCCGCTATCTAATACCGTTCCGGCATTTCTCATAGTAGTAAACTGACGGTAAGCAAGTGAAGGCATGTTTGTATTCCACTCATGTGACTTAGTACCATCATAGAATGAACCATCATTCTGCATACCACCAATTGCATAACCTGCAGATCTGATTGGGTAAACATTTTCAAGAGCTTCTAACTGCTCTTGTGTCATGATGTAACCATACTTATCAATTACATCTGCCACAGTCATCATATCTGTTTTACCTACCCAGTTACCTTGGGAGATATATCTTGCATCCGGAGACTTGTGGTAGAATGTAATAGGTGGGTTCCATAACTCTACTTCATAGTCATCCTCCATCATTTTAAAATGCCAGAACTCTCTATCTGTAATAAGCATGTCACGGAAACCTCTTTCTTCTAGCTCATCCATACCAAATCTTTCAACATCCACCTTGTGTTGGTGTGTTGCCCATTGCTCAGCCATAGATCTATAGTCCTTCTTAAAGAAAGATTCAATCTCTGGTAAGGTCTTTAAGTTATCTGGTGCAAGTTGTTGCTGTGCTTCTTCAGACTCAGGGTCTAAACCTTGTTCTAATAAAGCTGCTGTAATTTTAATTTGAGCATTAGCCATGAGAACTTCTTCTACAGCTTGTCTCTTTTGCTCCATCATCTCATTATAAGAATACTCATCTACCGCACGGTAAGTAAGCTTGGTGGATCTTTTTGCAAATTCTGCTACAAGTACATTGACTACATTGGGGATAATGGGATAAAACTTTAACTCTAATGCTGATTCATCTTCTTTAGTTAAGGTCTCTACTATATCTCTGTAATCATTATCTTCTTCTACAATGTAATCTGTCTTATCTATAACACCTTTAGCCAGCTTATAGTTCTTCATTAATTTTCTGGCATTCCTGCGGATTTGCTTCAGACCATTCCATTCTAACCAGTCTAAGTTCCAAGCTGCCCATTCATCATCCTTATCTTTTTTAGATAAAAACTGTAATGGCTGAGTAATACTACCCAGTCTGTTATGTTGAACCTTTGCTCCCTTTTTGGTTTGAAGCGCATTATATACTTGCATAGCTCTTATTTAAAATTTTTAAAAGGAGATCTTTTAACTCCTTGGCCATTACTATACTGAGACTTACCCATATGCCTGAATGGACTACTATTTAATTTAAACAAATTTTCTGACTTTTGCAAGTTTTTGGCTGCATCATCCATAATGGTTCTCTTAGCATAACCCCTGTTAGACTGTTGAATTCTCATGAAAGCAACCAATGCACAAAATGCAACAAGTCTATCCACGTTGACTCCTGCGGCATATTCACGCATCTCAGTAAGTAACATTGGATCAGGTATTCTTTCTATACCATACTTGGTTCTTACAATAGTCCCATCTGTTTTTGTTTCTATATCTAATTCTTCCTTAGTATACTCAATAGCATAATTAAGAAGGTGTTGTTTAAATAGTGTTCCTGTGTTCTTCCAACCATACTCCTGGAATACGTTAGTATTTGAACCAAGGTCTTTCAAGAACATGATCTGACTCTTAGGTACTAGATATCTCTGTTTCTTTCTTGATATCATGTACTGGATAAACAATGAGATGTTGTTCTCAATTACTGTCCAGGCATTATACCATTCTATGATAAGCTCTAGTCTCTGGTGAGTTTTATTAAGGTCATCAAATCTACCACACCAAGCAGCTACAATCTTATCTGGTTCTATGTATGTTTCAGTCTCTGTTCCCGTAACCTTAGTCACTTGGACTGGAGCCTTCATTACATAAATAGAACATAAGGACTCTGATGTTGTAGTCTTACCCTCTGACACGGGGTCAATAGATGCATAGTACTGTCCAAAGGCTGGATCTGCAATAGGTCTTTCCCATACAACAAGAACTCCGGTTTTATCTTCAGTCTTCTTAGTAATTGGAAACTCCTTAATAGGCATCTTATTACTTTTGGTTACTGTAGGTTTTCCGTTGCTATCTGTAGTAATATCTAGAAACTCATATGCATATTCTTTCTCTTCTATTCTTTTGCTTTGCGCAGCAATAAGGTGTGGAGGAAATACAGATACAGATCTGTGTGCAAATGCTTCTTCAATGTTTCTAGGGTGCTGAGATATCCTTAGCTGGTAGTCTTCTGGAGATAATTCATTTTTCCATTTAGCAAACTGCTCATCTAAAGCTTTTAATGCTTCTATTACAAGTGAATTACCATAGTCATCAATGTATGGAGGCATTGACCACTGCTCAGGAATAAACAATCCTGACAGACCTTCAGTACCTTTTGCATCTATAAGATTAGTTTCTACAGCATAAATATCCTTAGATGTAGGATTGAGGATCATGTCCCTTAACGGATTACACTGAGATAAGTCACCCACAGATCCTGCTGCAATAAACATACCTGTAGTAACCATACCTGATCTCATGGCTGGGCGCATGTACTCATATGTCTGATCCATCTTGGGAGCAATACCTGCTTCCTCATGGAAGAAGTATTTTACTGGACCCCCTACACCATTTGTTGGATCTTTCTCAAATGACATACCTTGTATGGTTCCTTTGAGACCAACCTCTGTTTTTCTATCTCCTTTTCTTACTTCAATCTTCTGTTGCCACATCATTACCTTGTCTGGAGACATAGG